GAGCCAGAGCTTCTCGGCCGATTTGCTTTCCGTCCCAGAGCACGAAGCCATTCTTGACGGTCTTTTCCTTACCGTCCGCATCGGTGAACTTCTTGGGAAAGCCGTCATTCTGATCCAGGAACTCGATCAGACTGCGCTCGCGATCAAAGCGACCGGTGCCATCGGGCTGGAACATGAAGCGCCATTTGGCTTCCTGAAATGGCCTTGCGACCTTGTTTTTCATGAACTTGCCGGTCACTTCGACGCCAATGACATCGGTGCCCGACTTGATCTGTGAGGAACTCAGCCACAGTCGCTGTGAGAAATAGAACTCAGGCGCATTGCCGCCCGTCGTCTTTCGCGGATCGCCGTAGAGAACACCGATCTTCATTCGCATCTGGTTGAGAAAGACCGCAGCAATGCCCAGCTCCTCGCAGTGCTGCGCGAAAGCCGGAAACGCATTTGACGTGGCACGGGCCAGCGCCGAATTGTCGTTCATATTGCGGTCTTCAAGAGATTTATCGCCGACGATCTTGCCGTTCTTCATCTCATAGAGCGCCGACTGCGGCACCATCGCCGCGAGACTGTCGAAGACCCAGCAGATCGGCGCCGACGGCTTGATCAGCTTCTTGGCGCGAATCTGCGTGGCTGCCATGACGCACATTTGCAGAGACTGCTCGAAGGTTCGCGGCTTCTTGAAGATGAAACTACCCGGCGAGATATCCAGACCCAACTTGGGAGCAAGAATCATCGAGAACGAACGCTCGTGATCCATAAATGCGGCGACGCCACCCTGTTTCTGCGCGGCCGCCATTGCCGCCGTGGCGATCGCCGTCTTACCGGAGGAGGGCGGTCCCGCGATCTCGATCATGCGACCGACAGGAAACCCGCCGCTCCATGACGATGACGAGGCGTGATTGAGCGGCGGAAACCCCGTGTCGAGAAACGAGGTCACGGTGCTCTCGTCATCATTCTTTCCAATGATCGACGACAGTGCGTCAGCGATGTCGCTGGCTGAACTCATGTGGTATCTCCTTATTTGTCGATGAATGTGATGCCGTCGCCACTCGGATCTTCCGCGAACGCTCTCGGCGTCTCCGGAATATCGAACACGATTCGATCTGCGCCGTTGGTCTGCGCCTCCTTGACCAGACGACCCACCGCACGCACCCCTTGCTGCGCCTGAGAAGCTTGCTGGGGCTGAGAAGGCGTCTGACCGGTGGTGACAGACTGCGACGTAAGAAGAGCCTCTGAGGGCGTCTCCTGATGCGGCATGATCTCCATGTCAAAAGTGAAGGACATGGACGCCGCGAGACTGATCCGACGCGCGTGATTTCCCATCGCCTCGCATGTGCCCAGTGTTCTGCGAAGAAACCTGAAGCCGGCGTCGAACTCCTGATCGTTCAGAAGATGACCATGCTCCTTGATCGCATCGACCAACTTCATCATCTCAAAGCCCACCGCATTGAATGCGTCCTGAATTTTCTGCTTACTCATGCTGCCTTCCTGTTTGCACTGCGCTCTGAAGTGAAAGGCTCCAGCCAATCATCCAAGTCATTCAGTATTGACTTGAATGAGAACTCGCGACAAAGACCCGCGAATTTGTCCGGAGAGAACTCGCCTTTGACGTGAACCAGGTCGATCGGCTTTGGAACAGCCGGGTGATTGAGATCCATCAGCGAGAGATTGCGATGAAAGATCGCCTGCTTTTCCTGGTCCTCGACGAACGCCTGTAATTTCTTCGGCAAGCTGTCATAGGAAACAGTCTTGTCGAAAATGACGGCGTTGAGAAAGGATGCGACTGATCCATAGGTTTTCACCAGATCGATAGCGCCCTTGGCCCCGATACCGCCGACGCCAGAGACGTTATCGCTCACATCGCCCTGTATCGCCTTCACCTCAAGCCATGCCTGCGGCGTCTCGACACCGAGAGCCTCCTTCAGCTTTCGAGGCGTGATGACCTGCGGCTTGCCGATCGGATTGATCCAGGAGATTTTGGGCGTGATTAACTGCACCCAGTCCTTGTCGCCGGACAGAAGAATGATCCTGCGTTCGTCTTTGGACGCCCGACAGAACATCGCGGCCAGATCATCAGCCTCAAGATTGGCCGAAAACACCTGTCGCACGCCAAGAAACTCCAGAGCGCGTTCGATGTGAACCTTTTGGCGTCGATACTCGGCGCGTGACTCGCGCTGCGCTATCTCATGCTTATTCTTTGGAGGCGCGTCGCGATTGGCCTTGTAGGCCTCAAATGCGTTCTTGCGCCAGGTTTGACCATCCCACAAAGCCATCGGCGTGTATTGGGGAAAGCGTGCGGCGAACATACGAATTGACCTAAGAACGCCGTAGATCGCCTGCGTCTGCTGATCGCCGATCCTGAGCACGGTCGATGACTGCGCGGCGAAGCCCAGATTGTTGATGTCGATCAACATCAAGGGTTTTTTGGATGATTGCACTTTCGACCTCTTTGAGCGAGAGACAAAAAAGGGCGGCAGTGACGCGAGACCTGCACTGCCGCCCTTAATGAACTATGTGAGGACGAAATCAGTCGTCGTCGAGACCATCCAGCTCGTCGAGAACACCAGCGACATCGACATCATCATCGAAGTCATCGGCGACTTCGGGAGCGGCCTCGACGGACTTCCCCTTCTTGGGTTCGGCAGGCGCTGCGCGCTTCGCCATTTCCTCAACCACGTCATCATCCATGCCTGCGTCATGGACGACAGCGCCACTCGAAGTCAGAAGACCGGCGCGAGAGGGACCAGCGAGTGAACCGCTGTTCAAAGACATGCCGGTGATCTGCTGGATGACCCGGAGCGCCTTCTGCTCTTCGCCAGCGCGGAAATACTCGCGTTTGATGAACTCCTTGAGATCTACCATCCCGTCGATCGCCGACTGAGGAACGGGCGCCGAACGCGATGTCTGAATCACGTTGTATTCGGTGTCCAAACCCTTGCCCTTGCGTTCGATCATGAGATCGATACCGGTTTTCGGATCGAAAGCCGAGCTGGAGTTCTCCTCGTAGTAATTCTCGTAGATCGACATGATGGCGTCGAAGGTCGTGACCGTCACATCGAGAATCACCGGCGTCTCAGACTTGTTCTCGCCATCGCGAATGAGAACATTGAGCAGCACCGAACGCCGAGGCTTCCAGCTCTTCGCAAGTTCTTTGGTCTCGTCGTCCGGAGCATGCGCGATGACCTTGTCGATCAGCGTGCAGACGGCGCACTCTTCCTGAAAGGTCTTGTCGGGGCAGCCGACGACAGCGAGCGGCTTGCCGTCGCGATCAGCCTTGATCCAGTGGATGCCGACATCATGTCGGAACGACATGCTCATCAGATCCTTAGGATTCTCCAGAATCCGAACGCGTGTCTTACCCTCCTTGAGCTTGATGGTCTTGTTTTCGTTACGCTGATAGCTCTGACGCGTGCTGCGGATGCGAGCAAGCATGTCTGCTGCGGATGTCATCTTGAATATCCTTTGCTTTGGTTGCTGAGCGTTCGCTCTAGTGCATTTTCGCTCTATCGTTATAGCACGAAACGCTTGGTTCGTAGCGCCTGAAAAACTTATTCGGACGAGGCGCGAGTGCTCATCATCTCCAGAACACGACGCTCACTGGCGCGGGCCGCACTCTCACGTTCATTGCGGGCGTTAATCGAGGTTTCGCCCTGCATTTCCTGGCGCTGCGTCGCGCCCTCCTGCACCAGCATGTCTCTGCGATGCCGGAAGCCTTCGACTGCGATCTTCGCGTGCGCCTCGATCTGCTTAGCCTCGTTTCTGGCCCGTTTCATCGCAACAACCTGGTCATGAACCGCGACCGACTTTTCGAGCGTAGCCTCGGTCATCTTGGCACCGCTCTTGACTGCTTCATCGCGCAGCTTGCGATAGACCTTGCTTTCAGTGATCTCCAAAAGCATCTGAATGTCGTCCACCTGACGCGCGGCTTTGGCGAACAGCGTGCCGTAATGCACCAGCAAGGACGCCTGTTCCGACATCGCGGATGACAGCGCCGCGGTCGAGAAACTCATGTCCTTCTTGAGTTGCTCCGGATCGATGAAATTGCGAATCTTGAAGGTCGGCGCACGCCGATCGATCTTGGCTTTGCCTTCCAGTTCCACTTCTTCCGTCATGTATTGCGCTCCTTAAGTAAGTATTGAATGATTATAAACAGTGTTAAGCGGTTGTCATGAGATGAGTGAGTGCGCCACTGCAAAAATCTCATCGAGCAAAGACTGCTTGGATGGCTCGAAATATATTTCACCAGGACTGAAGCCTATCACAAAATTGGCGTCGTGCTCTTTTGAATATATCACCTTGCCTGCCTGATCGGACGCCTTTCCTTTGAAGTCTGGAAAAAAGTGTCGAACCGTGGTTGAACCAAGCAGCACAATCACAGGTGGCTTCAATAGCTCGATCTCTCGCGCCAGATACGGCCCGTAGAGTGCGATCTCGTCCGCGCTGACCTGTTTGCCCGCCTTGGGTCGCTTGATCAGGCTGGTCCAGTAGAAATCGACCACGCTGCAATCAGCGTTCGAGGTAGCCTCACAGACGCTCTGCCAGGAACTCGATGTTCCGTCGCGCGCCAGAGATCCCATTCGTTCGTCACCCGCCGATGGCGCATCGAAAACAACCATCATTTTCATGCGCTTGCCGACCGCAGGCTTGATAGCCACACCATCGCCAGCCGTTGCGGCGCGATATTCATCAATCAGATCCACCAATTTTCGCTTGGTGTATTTGTCCGAATGAATGTCGCGACGGACTGGCACATAATCGGTGATCAATCCGGGGATATATTCGCGCTGAAACAGGATCCGATCGGGGTGCTTCGCCGGTAGTCCGGGTTCAATGCTCGCGAAGGCGCCGATCTTCTCCAGAATATCGACGTGGCGAACATTGCATTTGCGGCGCTCCACGCGCGCGATGAGATCAGCCTTGCTCTTAAAAAGGCCTTTGCCATCCGCACGCGCGTTCATAATCGCAAGCGTGGTGTTGTCGCTGATCTGCTTGACGCGATTGAGCGGAATGACCAACCGAGTATCGGTGAGAATCTCGAACCTGTCGGTCGAATGATTCACGTCCGGCAGCTCCACTTCGATGTCGAAGCGTGTGGCGTCCTTAAGCAGGGCAGGGAGCTTGTCA